ACTTTGCCAATCAGTGGGAGTTCGCAATCAACCGGGTGCAGACCTACATGCTGGTTCTCCAGCGTGTCACTCCGAACAGTCTGTACCTCGCGCCCTCCCTGTACGCATCGGCGAAGGATTCGCTCAAGGGTGCCCAGCGGTTCACCACCACGGCGGATTCGAGTCTTGTCCGTCTCGGCCACCGCACGCTCCAGTACGACGGCATGGAGGTGACTACTGAGTACGGTATTCCAACAGCCGTCGGTTACTTCCTGAGTTGGGAGTATCTCGAACTGCGAGTCATGGGCAGTCAGCTCATCGAGATGGAGGAGGACTACGACATCCGCACTGGGCAAAAGCTCTACAAGTTGGACACGTACCAGAACCTCGTGTGCGACGCGCCCTCTTACCAGGGCAAGATGCTCGCCATCACCGCCGCAGGCACGTAACCAACCCGAGGCTTTTGCGTCTTTTTGCGACAACTTTCACGATACGGAGAATAAGAGATGTTCCTTCCCATTCTCGGAGACCTTCCCTTCCCCCGGGGCAAGACTGCCTCGCAGGGGTTGCTGACCCCAACGGGCACTTACCTGGGCAACCTGGAGGGCAAGGCGTTTTTCAGTGAGGACACTGAGCACGGCACTGGCACGCCCATTGTCGTGCTCTGCGTCCGAAACACGACTGGTGGCGACATTACCGTTGCCCGGACGTTTGCGGAGCTGGACAACACGACTGTCTTGAGCGTTTCAGGTGCAGTCGATGTTCACCCCAACGTAACTGCGGGCGCGGTGTGTCTCCCGTTGGACGACGCTTACATCGTCGGCGCGACGATTGCTGACGACGACCTGTTTTACGTCGGCCTGTACGGATACTTCTCCGTGCTGACTGGCGCAAGTGTCACCAACCTTGCCGCTGGCATTTCGATTTCCTCGGACAACGCGGGGAAGATTGCGAACGTGTCTGGCGGCTCGGCTGCTGGCGAGTTCGTCGTTGGCCGGTTGCCCTACCAGGCAACCTACGTGGCGACCACGGCAACCGCGATTTTCGTGTGCCCCGGTTCCTTGGCGATGCCGCCGGCTGCGGGGTAATGGAGAAAGACGCCTTCTTGCGGAACGTGCCGGAGTCCCTGGCGCCCGTGTTTGCCGGGCGCCGGGGGGCTCTGGACGCCTGTTGGGAGCTGGAGACATGCGAGCAGCACGTCGAGTACATCCTGAACCGAGAACCGTTTGCGGTCGACGTGGACAGGGGACTCGTTGCGATGCTGTTTCAGTTGATTCGGCGTGAAATCGAAGAAAACCTTCCCGCTTACGTGTGCCGGCGATGTTTGACGAGGCCAGACCCACAGTGCCACTGCAAGGGAAAACGGTGGATGACGCAGCGGGAGAGGGCGGTGCCGGGCGTCATCAGACGTTTGTGCGAATCGAAGGAACCTTAGCTGAGACGCCGGAGCTGGTGCCCATCCCGTTTATGCGGGACGTACAAGCAAAGGCAAGGATCGTTACCGGGGACGGTGAGTTCCTGGTGGTGGCCAATGGCGACATAGCGAAGGAGCTGAATGCGATTGGTGCCAAAACGCCGGTATTGATCGAGGGGAATTTGGTTATGTACCGTTGGAGAACAGAAGACGGTACGGAGCACACCAGGATGGAAATTCATGCCGACAAGGTGAGTCGTGGCCGGTAAACACGATGCGAACGACATACTGTCTGCCGTCATGGAGGAGTGGGGCGGGCTGTCAGTGTTTCTTTCGGAGTTCCGTCAAGAGACGCGGAAGCTACCCCAAGGGCACGCCAGCCGTGTCAAGGTTTACTTGGCTGTGTTCCAGGAACTAATGAAGGCAGGCAGTACAGGGGGCGAGGAGCAGACGTTTGAAGAGAAGCGGGACGAGTTGAAGAAAGTGTTCGCCGAGATGGGTGCTGACGAATTCGCCACCGACCCTGACGAAGATGATGACTGATCCGCTACTGCAACCTGAAACTCTTCCGCCGATGCCCACATCCGGGGGGCTATCTCCAGAAGTGGTCGCGATGTTGAATGATGTTCGGGCCTCCGTGGAGTTCGTCCAGGGGATTGGCGAACCGAAGCCAGCGGCGAAGCGAAAGCTCCTGGAAAGCCGGGCCTTTAGGCTGGTGTCTGAGATTCGGGATCTAGAGGGCGAGTCCCTTCGGCACTTCACTCCGCTGGCCCACGTCGAGTCGTTCTTCGAGTCCAGGAAGGCGGTACGAATACTTGTTGGCTCAAATCAGAGCTCGAAAACTTTACACGCCTGTGTCGAGATGGCCCTTGCTGTGACGGGCCAGCATCCCCATGGCGAGTACCCGAAAGAGAACGGTCGCGCCCTGATAGTTGGGTATGACGGGGATCACCTTTCAGATCCTTGTTATCGGAAGCTCTTTGTGGAAGGGGAGTTCAAGCTAATCCCCGATGAGCGCACCAGAAAACTCCGTGCGGTTCGTCCGGACCTGAACGACCCGACGCAGATCGACCCTTACGACAAAGCCTATTCTGAGAAGTGGGTCGACGCTCCGCCGCTGATCCCGCCCCGGTTTGTAAAGGACCAGGCATGGGAGCACGCCAACAAAGAAATTCCCCGACTCACCAAGCTGAAAAACAACTGGCGTATCCTCTGGCGGTCATCGAACAGTCGCCCCCCTCGTGGTCGGCAGCTTCACCTGGCGTGGTTCGACGAAGACCTCTTGAGGGCTGGTGCGTGGGTGAACGAGTTGATTCCGCGACTCCTAAAGCACAGCGGCAAACTGGTCTGGGCAGCGACCGGACAAGAGGGTGGCCCGGAGCTGGTCGAACTTGTCACCAAGGCCGAGGAGGGGTGTGAATACATCGACGTGTGGAACCTGTTCATCACACAGAACCCGTTTATCTCAGACGAGCAGCGTAAATTCTTCCGCGAGACACTGACCAGCGACGAGGAGGTGAACGTCCGCTACCACGGAGAGATCGCCACTGCCAGTCGCTTGGTCTACCGGGAGTACAAGCCGAACGGTATCCACGGGTACGAGCCTTTTCAGATTCCGCTGGACTGGGCACGGTACATCCTGTTTGATCCTTCCCGACAACATGCGGGCACATTGTTTGTCGCGGTTGATCCCGAGGAGAAGCACGTTTGGGTCTACGATGGCTTCGATCTTCAGCAAGCAGGTGGCTTGCCGTGGGCAAAAGCTGTGAAGGACCGCATGGGCACCATGAAGTTTGAGGCGGCCGTGATCGACTCACACATGGGCCGCAATCGCCACGTAGGTGGGCTCACTGACCTCACTACGGCCGCCCACTACTGGCAGGCGCTTGAGGAGCTTGGCGTTCAGTTCCGTACCCACGGGCCGATGGCTGGGTTCTTTCCTGGGCTGGATGACATCGAGGCTCGGACGTTGGCGTTGAAGAGGTGGATGATGCCGCGAGGGCCAGTGAGCCCATTTTCCGGGACACCCAAGCTCCAGGTGGCCCGTGGAGCGATTCCGCAATTGGACAAGCAGATTTCCAGGGCTCAGACGGAAGGCGGCAAAGGGGCGAAGCGATCGGACAAATTCCCGCAAGACTTGCTGGACGCGCTGGAGTACGGGGCTGCTTTCGAGCCGGGCTACCACCCACCGGAGTCCGTGACTATCGAAGGGCTAGGGGACCCACCCACAGTCCTGACGGTTGGAGAGCAGTTCCGCGAGAAGCGACGCTACCACGCGGCCCGGCGCGCCGCTCTTGGTGGTGTCGGCGGCCGGCAATTCGGGGCGGCAATGGAGATTGGAGGATAGATAGAAGAGTAACCTGAACAGGCCCTCTCGTGAGGGTTTGCCGCTCCCTACGGCACGTTTCCCATTCGGACTGTACGCGCATAGGGAGTGAGACATGGACTATCCAAGTATGTTTTCTCGTGGAGACAAGGTTGAGGTCTCCACCAACCGGGAATTCACCGACTCGATGTTCGGTGAAATCATCCGGGTTGCCGGCAACGCCGTCAACATTCGCTACACCGTGGAGCAGGAGTGGGGCATCCTCAAATTCTGCTGGCACGAAGACGACCCCCGGATGCAGGAACTCGGGAAATTCGAGGCGGCCCAGGGGCGGAACACGGACGATCTTTCCGGCGAAATCCACATGGGCATCTTTCGATTGGCGAGGAGCCAGAAAATCATCAACGAGACGCCGGCCAAGTTTTTGGCTATCAACGAAAAGATGAACGCCATAGACGCGATGATTGAGCGGCTGGTGCTCCGGGTGGCTGCGATGGAGACCAAAGCGGCGTACCCGGCCGAGGGTGGGAAGTTGGCGGCCGTGACTGGCAAGAGACGAGGCCGGCCACCCAAGCAGTTTCGCTCGACTGCCGAGGCCGAATTGGCAAGCACTGGGGCACCTGAATGAGCGTTGGATACCTAAAAGCACTGTGCGGTACATGGGAGTCCCAACTCCAACTGGCCAAGGACCAGAAGGAAGAAGATTTCGGGAAGACTGCTCGCACCCTCTGGGGGTTTACCAATAAGTCGTATCGCCAACTGTACTTAGAGCCGTGCGAAGGGATGGACCTCTCCATTTTGCCCGCGCCGGATAGCGAGGTTCAGGGGGTGCCGGTTTACAAGGCGCGGCTGCAAAAGTGCAGAGAATTCATCAATGTGGTGCTTCCTTTCGTTCACGCCCGAGTCCCCAACCGCATGGTGTCGCCACGTCGTCCCCCTCTTCCCGGCGACCTGATAAACCTAGCGCAGGAGATGATCGAAAGCATACCACCGGACCAGTTGCCTCCAGAGATAGTGCTGCTCCAGGCGGCCAGCACCAGCCAGATAAAGCACACGGTCAACGAGCGGATCGTGTCCTTTATGCTGGAGTTCTACCTGAACTACATCGTCGAGGAGTACGGGGCCAAGCGAGAGCAACGTACTGCAATCCAGGAAGCGCTGGTGAAGGGGCGGGGCGTGGTATGGCATGAGCTTACGGAGGGGCCGACCGGCGTCATGCCGGGCAGCTACTACGACACGGTGGACGGACTGTTTATCGACCCCGACTGCAAGCAGTGGCGGGACGCAGGCTACATCTTTCGGGAGAGAACCTGGCCGGCGTGGCGACTGGCCGACGTGTTCGAGGTTGACATCGAAAAGATTCGTTCCGCCGGGAGGACAAACGCCGCCTCCACTGGAGTTGACGCAGAGAAGGATGCGTACAAGTGGTTCGAGGTGTGGTCCCGAATTGGACCCGGCTCACGGCTCTACAGTGCCCGCGATACGCTCCGGGACGAGGAGCAGGCTCGCACGGACGCGATGGACGAGGTGGGCAACAACATCTACTTCGCGTTTCTGCCCGGCCTGGACTACCCGCTCAACATCAAGCCCTCACTTTGGGAGAGCGGGACCGTCGCGGACCTCGTTAAGAGAATCCAGTGGCCGGTAGCGTTCTATGAAGATAAAGCGAACCCGTTCCCCTGTACGCCGCTGGACATCTACGCGTCTACAGAAAATCCCTGGGCAGTGAGTCCCTTGGCGGCTGGAATCAGCCTCCAAATCTTCCTTGACCACATCTACGGGTTTGTCATGGGAAGATTAAGGTCGACGGCCAGGGACATCATCATCACCTCCAAGCTGCTCGAAGCTAGTGTCCGGGACGCCATCACGTCGCAGGCTGACCAAGTTGTGGTTGCGTGTGAGGGCAAGCAGGTGGCGGAGCTGGACAAGCTGGTCCACATTCTCCAGTTTCCG